TCTAAGGCAAAGTAGGAGTCCCAATCTATGACAAGGGTTTCAGTAGGGTGTCCCGACTCTTCCCACTCAAGTTCAGCTAGGGGAGTTACCTCTTGCTCTGCAAGGCATAAAAACTCTTGCTGATACTTAAGCACTAGTACGACCCCAAAGCGTATCTTTATCTTGCATATCTTCTATAAAGTCTAAACCTAAATCTGTAGGGTATACAGACTTCTGGTATCCTGATGTAAAACGAGCAACTCTAGCCCTTTCAAGATCAACTAGCTTGTTTTCCACTAGGAGTTCTATGGTTGTTGTTTCGGCAGACTCAGATATATTCATCTGATCCATGTAACCAGAGAATATTGAGTTTAACTCAGTTGGTGCGCTAGTAGTACCGAAGTAGATATTAGCTACACGACCTTGATAGGGTACACTGAGGGCTAGTGACAAGGCTGGGTCAGATACCCCACTGAGAGTTATGTTAGCCCCCTTTACGTCTAACTCAGAGGTCTCTTCAATGGTTGAAATGTTTAGTATGCTACCTACACCAGTGTAAGTATTCCCCCCAGTATCTGTAAGTGTTCCTTGCCCTGTCCACATGCGAAGTTCCCTAGAGGCTCCAGTGTCAGGGTTGTCACTAAACAACAGTTCAACAGCAAAGAAAGGGTAAACCGTGTCTGCATTTATGTTGGTGTCTGTCGTAGCTGTCAGGTCTCTTGAGCCATAGTTGGACATAGTATTTCCTTATACAATAACTTCCACAGCTTCAAACGATATACCGTAGGCAGAAGCATTATTGATTGACCAAGAGGTTACATTCTCTAACAACCTAAAGACCCCTTTAGGGGAACTTAACACTGCTGTGGAACTTGTGTATCCAGTTCTAAGTGAGGGCCATACCTGTATTGTACCATCACCAGTTTGATCTAACAACACTTGATAGAGTTTAGAAGTACCAGCGGAGCCTAGCTGAATGTAGTCACCAGCCTTAAGGGTACCTGTCATAACTACAGTAGCAGAGTCAGCACCAACCGTACCAGTTACGACACAAGAACTAACGTCACCTCTTGGTGTAGCATAGTCAGGATCACCTAATAGGAATGTCCCTTGTGAACCCTTAAGACCCACTAGCATAGCTTTCCATTCAGCAGCTAGATCACGTCTTGTTGATGGGATAGTAACTGAGGCTTCCCACCTTTGACCACCATGTACTACAGTCTGTTGTTTATACGTGAAGGGAGACTGAGAGGTAGCTACAGCATTAACTGCACGTAACTCAATACTTTCAATCCCTATAGTAGTTGGTGTACTTAGTGGGTACGTCAGTGCCATCTGTTATACTTCCTTTACCCGAAGGTTGCTTTCATTTGTCCACCACGGCGACGATCACTAATGATAGAACTCTTAGTCATTTGGGCTATCTGAGGTGCAGCCTGTGCAATGATTTTCTTAACGCTGTCGTCACCATTAGCTTGAAAGTTAAAGTTCTGATGAATAATAACGTCACCAGCACCACCTTCTGCCTGTACCCCTAGCTTACCATTGGCACCACGCTTCAGTGGCATAATAGCTTCTGGGCCAGCTTCACCCATAAGACCTCTACGACCTCCCGACATACCAAAATTAGTAGGATGACCTACGACACCACCATTAGCAAAAGGTATTACGTTACCACCGTAGAAGGCACCACCATTGGCAAGTTGCATTGCATTTATCTCTGCACCAGAGCCATAAGTCTTACCTCCGGGACTATAACCACCAGCAAGTGTTCCACCACTCAAGCCCCCATATATAGCAGAACTAATCATACCTGTGATTTTTTTAACAACATAGATTTGATACAACTCAGCAATGATAGCCCTAGCCATATCTTTAAAGGCATCAGAGACACTCTTAGTACCGTCTACTATAGAGGTCAAGGCATCGCCCATACTGTTAGCTATAGTGTCTGCTACTTCCTTCTGTACTTCCCTCTGTTCTTCAAGTACTCTAACCACTTTTTCTTGTGCAGCTACTTCATCTGCTATAGCTTGAAGTCTTGCTGGGTCTTCCTGATACTGCTTCAAGAGGTCTCTATTCTGGAACTCAAGTTGCATAAAGACTTCTTTACGCCTACGTGCATCACCCTCTAATCCAAACAAAGCCTTACTTAACTCTATCTGTCTTTCCAGAGCCTTGATTGGGCCTTCCATAGTTGTTGGTTCTTTGCCTTTGCCACCTTTTAAGGACTCAGGTTTATACGTCTGAATACCGCCGTGTTTAAAAGAACCGGGGCCACCAAAAGCATCAAGACCTACTGTAGCTTCTGCCTTAGCCTGTCTTATTAATTCTAATGCTCTTTCAAAGGGTATAGCTAACCTTTCAGCTAGTTTCTCAACCTCTTTGTTTAACTCTTTTTGTGCCTTTAACTTCTCTTTTTGTAACTCTAATAGTCTGGCGTTTTCTGCTTTCTCTTCTTGAAGCAAGTCATACTTCTTCATTAAGTCGGCTATCTCAGTGGAAGTTAATTGTTTTTCTTTAAAAGAGAGTTCATAGTTTATTCTGGCAATGTTTGCTAAGGAATTAGCTATCTCTTTTTTATTCATTTGGAACTTAGTTAAATACTTAGCGTGATCCAGTTCTTGATCTAATCTAAAGTGCTCTTTGTCTCTTAGCGCATCTATCTTAAGCTGTTCAGCATGCTGCTTCATCTGTAGTTCAAGCTGTGCGTCTAGGTTGGCATTAGTGGCCTTTATTTGATCGTTACTTTTTTCAGCAGCTTTTGCTTCATCCTCTGCAAGAGTGCTTAACTCATCAGCCATTAATTGGACAAGGCCAGTTTCAAGGAGAATACCTTCAATTCTTTTCTTCATTACGTCACCATGCTTTTCAGCGAACGCAAGAAGATCATCCCCCAAGGCGGCAATATCGGCAGATGTTTCTACTATTCTCGGCTGTTGTTCAGTACCCTTTATAACTTCTGCTAATTCCTCTTGTACTTGTAATAGATACTTAGAATTACTTAAATCTTCTTTTGAAGGGCCAAACTTAGTCCCTAGGATAAACTTCTGCAAAAAGCTACCCTCTTCTAGTTTCTCAGCACCCTTACCTATCTCCTTTAGAATCTGATTAAAAGATATAGACACTTCTTTAAAGGTTTCTTGCGACTTTGCCTTTTTGAGAAGCAGTAAATAGTTTTGTAATCGTTCCGTAGCAGCGGAAATTGGCGCGCCCAATGTACTTTCTAACATACTTGTTGCGCTGCTTAAATCACTTAGTGCTTCCCCAACAGACTTTATACTTTCTTCAAGCTGTTTACCTGCATCTCTGGTGTCTAGGAACGTCTTAAGGAGCATAGTGCCTAACGACAAGCCAATACCTACAACAGCACCGTAAATTCCCGGAAGTAGTCCAGCAAGTTGTGTACCCTGTTGACCAAATGCCACAAGCGCACTAGCACCAGACTGTACCTGTACAAAGAAGTCACCAACCTGATAACCTACTTGTTGTGCTACCATACCAAACTTGTTGGCTCTATTCTTGGCAAACTGGAAACCTTGACTCATCTCATTAAGACGTTGCCTGTAAAGTAGTAACTCCCTTCCAGCCTCCCTTAAAGTCATGTTACCAGCGGCAACTTCTGCACGAAGTAACTTCTTAAGCCTTAGTCTTTTCTGTTCCGCAGAGTATACAGCATCATAGCTGGACTTAAACCTTCTTAGTTCTGCTGTGTTCCTAGCTACAGCATCAGCCGCTGCTTTCTCTTTCTTAACAGCCTGATCCTTAATACGGTTCATCTGTTCCGCATCTGTTCTAGCTTGCTTGTATAACCTTATCTCTTCTTTTTTCTGGTCAGCCAAAGCCTTAGAAATCTTAGTTTCTTCTTGAACGGCTTTAGCCATATTTCTTACATCGGCTGTGGCTTTTTGTGAACTTGTGCTATATTCTTGGTAGCCCCTCTTTATTTCTAAAAGGGATTGGTTGTAGGCTTTATTGGTAATCTTGCCAGCATTAAGGGCTTTGACTGTATTCGTTATCTGCTTCTCAAACTTCTTAGTAGCGGTGATAGCAGAGTTTACCTCTTTAATATCAGCACTAACCTTAAGTTGGATTTCATCAGCCATTGTTTACCCTCATATAAACTCCGTCAAGCCTCTTAACCGCTTCTACTTCCCAAGCTGTCATAGGCGTGTCAGTTAGTTCTTTCCATGC